TATTGCCCCATGAGAAACTGCATTTAATGCAAAAAATAGTGCTCCCAGAAACGCGAGTAACGAATTTCTAACGAGAAGACGCGCGAGCAGAAATACTAAAAAGGAAGTAATTATGTGCAATATAATAGCTAAAATTGCCAAATAAGTATTTTGGAAAGGGAAGTATACGGAGAGGAGATAGAAAATCAAACTCGACAACATTCTACCTTTGACAAGGATAAAGTCGGCAAGGTCATAAGAATAAGGGAAAATATATTCAATCCCTTCGGAGTAAATTAAACCGACGGCATTCCACTCGTCTTGTTGATAAAAAGTGTGAGTCAGGCGTCCAAAAAAAACAATAATTCTCCTTTTGCGACTTTTGCCCCTTATGCAAAGCCTTGGGAAAAGTTCTTGAATTGGAGTTTTGATAACGACTTAAACATGACCGAGACGGCAGAGATGATTGCAGATCAGGTTGTGTATCTTGGAAAGTGTCCTGTAAAGATTTTTTGGGATCAGGAAGTGAAGAAGGTTAGGACTTATGATCGTAAGTCGAAAGAGGTTGTTTATTATACAAAGACAGTACGAGATCAGCCTACACTCATGCCAATTCTTTTGGAGAATTGGTTAGAGCCGTGGGGAATTGAGAAAGCCGAAGATAAGCCGTGGAATTCGCATCGTGTATTTCTTCGTGTTGGTGATTTGATTGAGCGGGAGAGAGCAGGTCTTATTTCCAATAGTGCAAAAGTACGAGAGAGTTGTTCTTCTTATCTTCCTCCGGATATGCAAGAGTTAGCGGAGATTCGTAAGTTAGCGTGGGCTGATACACAGGTTCTTTCATTTTATGAGACTTTCGTTCAATTCGATGTGGATAACGATGGATGGCGAGAAGAATTGGTTGTTCTTTGGAATTATGAGTTGGAGACAGTTTTAAGTGCAAGGTACATGTTTTTCCATCATGGGAAGCGTCCAATAAAGGTTTTTTACTACCTACGTGGAAGCGATAGTCGAACTTACAGTGATGGGCTCGCGCAACTTCTATGGCCAATTCAGGATGCGATGAGTACGTTTATTAACCAGCGCACTGATAATATTACTATTGCGAATACCCGTTATTTCAAGGGTAAGAAGAATTCTGGAATTAAGAAGGGTGAGCAGATTTGGCCGGGTAAGGTTCTGCTAATGGATGATCCTACAAATGATCTAATAGGTGATCGTCTTGGTGATGTATCGCCAAGTTCATTTACGCATGAGTCTATTTTGAGGGATTATGGCGAGCGTTTGAGTGGTATTTCTGATCCTCAGCTTGGGCGAGAGTTTGATAATCCTCGTGTTGCAGCAACGACGACGCTTTCTATTCTTCAAGAAGGTAATCGTCGATTTGATATGATTATTAGGTTAATGAGAAAGGTGTTTAGCGAGATTGGTGTACAAGTGAGCCAGTTGTATCAGCAATTTGATCCCAGGGTGGAGTTGTCGGAGATTCTATCTCCCGAGGAGGAGTTGTATGTAAGGGAGATTCTATCTCAATCGCCAGAGACAATTGAGAAGAATTTCTTTTTGCAAGTAAATGCTTCCTCGGCTTCGGTAAATAAAGAAACAGAGAGACAAGCGTTGCTCGCACTGTTTAATCTCATTTCTCAGTTCTATGCGCAGGTTATTCAAGTGGCTCAGCAGATTATGATAAATCCGCAAGTGCCGGAACCGATTAAGGATATGATTATTGAAATGGCTGATTCATCCTATAGAACTCTTAAGGAAATTATTGCATCTTATGATAAGAGTGATCCAGAGACATTCTTGGTAGATGTTGGAGAGGCACTGAGATTTGTGAAGTCTGGTGGCGGTGTGGAGAGTATGGAACAGCAGATTCAACAAGGTCTGCAACAGTTTCAGGAGAATGCCGGTATTCCAGCGCAGCAAGGGGCGAATAATTCTAATATTTCTCCTAATGTGGCATTTCAACCGGAGCCGGGTGCAGAAGTTCCTATAGCTGAAGGGCAGCCGACAGCGCAGGCGATAAGTTAATGCCAACTACTGAGCAGCGTGATCGCGTAGTGGATATGCTTAGGAGTGATGGCTGGAAGATTGTTATGCGAGATATTATTGAGCCATTAAAGGAGGGATTATGGTCAAATCTGAAAGGACTCAAGGTCGGGGAGGCTGAGATTGGACCGGTGTGGGCTGGACAGATAAGATTTCTTGACAAACTACTCACGGACATAGATGATTATGCCAGAGGGGATGAGCCATGAGCGACGAACCCGAGAAGGTAGAGGACGAGCCGAAGGTTGAACCGAAGGTTGAGACTCCTAACTTGAATGAGTTTCGAGAGAACCTCATGGGCGAGCTTGATACACGGCTCGCAGCGCGGGATAAGGCTATTCTTGAGGGAATGCAGCAGCTTGTAGCCTCTATGCGCGAAACTCCTAAGCCGAAGGAGCCTGAGAGTACAGGGAATATAGAAATTACTTCACAGGAGTTGTATGATAATCCCGGCGCAGCCTTGGCTAAATTCTTTGAGCATAAGGTTGCACCGATTCTTGAAAAGGCGAAAGAAGCACCGAAGGATGATGGTGCAACTGTTGGTACTATGGTTGAAGTGCAGAAGATGAAATTGAAAGAAAGAGTTGGAGTAGAGGAGTTTGCGAAGTATTCTTCGTATCTGGATAAGGTAGTTGAGCGAACCGATCCTAGGGTTCTTGCTGACTCTCAGGGTATGGATGCTGTATGGCGTCTTACAAAGTCGTATGCAGACGATTATATTTCAGGTCAGGAAACGGTTCGGCAGGAGAAGGTTAAGAAAGCACAGCTTGAGAGGGGTGAATCGGCTCCTAATAAGGAGAATAAAGTTGAACTGTCGAATGAAGAGAGGGTGATTGCGGAAAGAATGGGACTTTCTCCCGAACTGTACAGGAAATATGATCACTCGGAGGAAGTAGAAATTGGTGGAGGGAAAAAGAAGTGAGCAGACCATTGATTGAAGTTATGGATGAACTTCCGGGTGTAGATCAGTTCTATGTGGCAAATAAGGATGATGATTACCATTATATATGGATGAACAAGAAAGCTGATAATATAGAGCGCATGAAGATGCTCTATGGATATGAAATCGTGGGGGATAAAGATAAGGCGAGTGCTCTTGTTCCACCCAATGCGGTTGGAGAACGTGTGAACGGCGATGTTATCCTCGCCAGAATTCCGAAGGCTCGATACGAGAAGATTCAGAAGTTGCGAAAGCAGAAGGCCGCAGCGCAGATTGAAATTGCGAATGAGCAGTTTAAGCAAGCTGCGACTGATGCCGGCTTTCCGGTGGATGAGACAACGAATGTAACAAGTGAAGTTCTGCGAAAGAAGTAATGAGGAGGTGAGAGTTTAGTGGCTACGCAAACTGTAAGGCCCCTGGAAGTAGCATATGAGCCTCTGTATCAGTGGGATGGCTTGGAGGCCGCAGCTTCGACATTTAAGCTTGGTGCCGTGCTCGTTTATGATTCGAGCGGGCGACTCACTGAGGCTTCTAATAACAGTGGTGTGCCAGTTGTTGGAATTGCGACTAAAGCAGGGTCGAATACGGCAGCAAGTGGAACAACGTATGGAACTTGTACTTTCGTTCCGTTCCTATCGGGAACGATTATCGAGGGGAATTTGGTCTATGGAGCCGCTGGTAGTGCAACACTAATCACTGCGTCTCATGTCGGACTGAAAGTTGGTATTGTTAAGAGAACTGCTGAGGCAGATACGCCGTGGGCATTTGACTTGTCCGACGTTGCTCGTGCTTCGGCTCACTTTCTTATCATTGGTGTTCGTGATGCTTCTGCCGATGTCAATGCTCGCGTATGGGCGATTTGTCTCGCTTCACATGCGAGATTTAGTGCCTAAAGGGAGGTGAAATAGAAGATGCCCACGCCTAGCTCGACAGGTGCATTTAGTTCGCTTCTTGCGCCTGGGTTACGGAAGATTTACACGGAGGAACTTCTCGACCGCACGACGGAGTATGATAAGATTGCACATGTCATCACGTCAAAGCGGAATTACGAGGATGATCTTCAAGTAGCGTTGCTCGGAACTACACCGACAAAGAAGCAAGGTGGTCCCACGACTTTTGACAGTCCCATTCAGGGAAGTTCGGTAAGATATACGCATGTCTCCTATGGACTCGGTTTTCGGGTAACGCAGGAGATGTATACGGATGATCTCTATGAGGTTATGAATAAAGCGTCGAAAGATTTGGCCGGCGCAAATGCGGAGACAGTAGAGACGGTGTTTTGGTCGCTTTTCAATAACGTCAGTGATGCGACCGTGTTCGCCGGATTCGATGGTCTTGCTCTAGCAAGCACGGCGCATACACTACTCGGTGGCGGAACGTATGCGAACCAACCTTCGACTGATGTACAGATTTCTGTTACGGGCATTCAAGCTGCGGTAGAGAGCTTCGAGAAGATGGTTAATGAGAGGAATCGCAAGATTCTTGCAAAGCCGTGGAGGGTACTTATCCCGGTGGAATTGAAGTGGGCAGCGAGAGAAATTCTTGGATCGCAGTATAAGCCGTATACGTCGAATAATGAGATTAACTCCCTCATGGATGAGGAGTTGAGCTTCTTCGTTTGTCATTATGCGACGGATACAAGTAATTGGGGCTTGCTTGGAAGAAAGCATGATCTTAAGTTCTTCTGGCGCGCAAAGCCTAAGATGGATAATAGCGATGATTTCTCTACTGGTGATGCACTGTTTAAGACCTTCTTCCGCTGCGTAGCCGGTTTTGGATCGTGGCGTGAGACTTATTGGTCTTTGCCTTAATAAGAATGAGATGGCGACAGGTGAATATCTGTTCCCGGCTCGGCATCCTTGAGGGTGTGCAGAGTTGGCGATTTGTTGTTCACCTGTCGCTTTTTAAGGAGGTGAGAATAAGTGGCGAGGGCTGCTGAGGCTCAAGACGGCTACAGTGATTTCGGTGGCGGAAGAAATAAGGCATGGATTCGTGTAAAAGCACCGCAGATAGATACTGCCGGGACAGGACTCTCTGATAAGCCAAGTGGAATTGTTCTTGAGGCTGTAAGTAATGCTGGCGTAGTTACATCATATTGGATTTGGATTGACTCGAATGGGATGATGCATTCATCCACTTCTGAGCCAACAGATCAGGATGAAACAACTACGTTTTCTGGTGCGAAAAACATTCGGACTGGTACAGTCTACCTGAATCCAGGTACACTAGCGGTTCGCAGCACAATTCAGATTTCAACGATTATCTCCGGCGTTGCGTCCGGTGACCTTGTGATTCTGGAACTACCAACGTTTACGACCGGCGTTTCTGTAACGGGTTGGATAATTCAGAATGTTGCGAGTATTGTGTCTAACAATGAGATTAAGGTTAAGTTTATCAATGTCATGCAGAATGGAGATTCGGTTGTAATTGGTAATGAAGCTTTCAAGTACACTTGGTTCGATCTAACATAATTATGAATCTTAATACTCGGCAGAATCATATACCGATTCTGCCGAGTAGTACCTATCAATGGAGTGAATATGGAATGGTTGCTTGCAATAGCATTGTTTTGTTCACCCTTGGTTGGATTATATGCACCTAAGAAACCAGATGGATGGACAACTTACAGAGATCGGGTTTTAATTATATGGGTGCTGAGCTTACTTGGATGGATATTGTTTTATCAGACAGCTTTTGGAATCATCTTCGCTCTAATTGCTTGGAGATATCGAAGCAGCGCAGACTTGCATGGAGTTGTTATTTGGGGGTTCATATTTGGGATTTGGATGATAGTACAGATGCTGAGTTTGCAACAGTATCGGATAATAATTACAGCAATTTTATTAGCGGCAACGGGACAGTGCTTGCTTGGTATTGTAGACTTTATAGTCTTTTTATGGAAGAAACATGCTAGTGGGAGTGCCGATCATCTGGTATTTGGAACAATGGGGAATAGGACTTATTACGGAGCGTATTTGGCGATTGTCTCTCCACTTGCGGCTCGTGAGGAGCTTTGGTGGCTTCTAGTCCTGTTAGGAATTGGGGTAGTCGTTTCAATGTCGCGGATGGCAATACCGGCTTATGTGATCGGAGTTGGTATTGCGTGGCCTACGACGCTATATGTTACTGTGCCGATTCTCGGTATTGCGTGGATGATCGTGTGGAAGAAGCTGGTGTACTCGGCGATCATGGACGGAGTGAGGGCTAGAATGTTAGTGTTGCGTTTACTGCTTCATTACACATTAAAATGGCCTTATTGGTTGATTGGACATGGTTATAATACGTTCCATGAAACGATTTTCTCGTGGTGTACGGATCATGGAACGCTTGAAGGGTATGCTCATGCTCATAATGATACTGCTCAAGTTTTTTATGAGTATGGCGTGATTGGCCTAATTGCGGTTTCTTTTATTATTTATCTTTTATATCCAAATATGGCTATCGGATCGACGTTGACGGGAAGTGTAGTAGCGATGGTTGTTACGTCTTTTACAACCTTTCCTAATCATATTGCTCCTATTGGAGTTACAATCGTGGTTATTATGTCCATGCTCTCAAGGGTGAGTCTATGAAAATTCTGAAAGATGTTTGGAATGGGATTAGTCCATTTAATCTTATTGATCCTGTGTATAGATATGATATTAGAGTGATGATGACTAAAAATGGGGATATCAGAGTGTTCGTAGAAGCACCTCAATCTAGAGAAGAGGCAATGGAGCTTTGTAATACTTTAGTTAAAGCGGCGCATTTGGTTGCGATGAAACATAAGTTGAAAATGACAATTGAACCCTCAGGAGGAAATGGGTAATGGCTGTTACGAATGTAACACTTGGATTTGTCACTAGCGCGAAGCTGTTTCAGGATACTAATAATGCAAATAGTGGTGTTGCTGTTCAGGCTTCTTCTACTACGATTTATGAAATTGAGATTGATAATACTGCCAATGCCGCAGAGGATAACTATGTAAAGTTTTATAACACGGCTGGTGCTGTTACAGTCGGGACAACTACTCCTGATATGATTATAGAAGTTCGCCAAGGGGTAAAGCGTTCCGTTGTTATTCCTGATGGACTCGTATTTGAAACCGGCTTGGCCGTTGCAACTGTTACCGCAGGTGGCACAGCGGGAACGACAAGCCCCGGGAGTGCCGTTGTGGTTAAGATCGTATACGCCTAGTTTTTATGGCTACTTCGGGTAATGGTTGGAGAACATGGGTAATAGGAATACTTGGTTTGATTCTTTTATCTGTAGCTAGTATTTCTATAGGTTCTCATTTATCAGAAGTGAAGGATGTAAAGTTTAAGACGGATCGTAATACCGAATCGATGCTGGTGATAGAGGAGCGAGTGAAGTCGATTGATGATCGTACAAAGAGTATCCAAATCGAGATTGAGAAGATTAGAAATGTGTTAATTGGAGGGAGCCTTGGGAAATAGAATCTGTGTAGTCGTTCTTTCTTTGTTATTCTCCGGATGCATTGGTCCACAGACCTTGCAAGCTCTTGCGAAGGATAAGGCTTCTATTTGTATCAAGGCTGATGCTTTTATATATGGAAAAATCTTCGTGTGCAGGTCTAATCACGATGGTGCTGTAGTGGGAGTAGATAAAGATGGGAATATTCTAATTCAGCATACTCCAAAGTGAGGACTTAGAATGGCGAATAACTTATCGCAAAAACCTTGGCGTATAGATACAGTAGCGACTACAGGAACACAGATTGCTGGACGGATTAAAGTTAGGAATATTCAGTGGGCAAGTGCCGCAACTGCGGGGCATGTTTGCACAATCGTTGACGCAGATGGAAACCATATTTGGAGTCATACGGCGAGTGCTAATAACTATTCTGTTTTGGATAATATTAATTCCTGGTGGTTTAACGGATTTCGTGTTCAAGTTCTTGGTAGTGGAGTTGTGTTTATTGATTATGAGTAAATAGAATGGCAAGATTACCTACAGTTTTTGGGGATCAGAATTCATGGGGGACTGTTTTAAATCAGTTTCTCGAAGTTTCACATAACTCTGATGGTACACTTAAAACTATTGGTGGATTTGCTCTGTCTGGCTTATCTGCTGGTGATCTTCTTTATGCGACTGGTGCAAGTACATTAACGAATCTTGCTATTGGTGCTGCAAATACCGTTCTTACTTCTAGCGGAACTGCTCCACAGTGGTCATCAACACTGACAGCAATTACTCTTAGTGGCAGTACAACAATTGCTTCTGGTGGCAAAGTTTTATTTCCTGATGGTGATGAAACTGCACCTGTTGTAGTTAGATCGTCGGTTACAACTACAGGTGTTTATTTTCATGCACAAGGAATTCTATTTACTGCTGCTGGTGTACAGCTTGGCGGATTTGTAAATGGTTCTCTCTGGAGCTCAGATATTAGTGGGCAAGGTTTGCGTTTGCATGGTGGTGCTCCTGATAATCATATACTTTCCCTCAAGGCTAATGACACTTCGACAATTAGATATGATGGTGAACAAATTGAGGTTGTATACGGAAGTGGAAACGTCGCTAACTTTGCGCTTGTACATCGAGCTTCTGGTTCAACAGATGGCTGTAGTTTTGAAGTCAGAAATGCTGCCGATACAGATGGTGTTAGTGTACGATATTTGAATAATGTTACACCATTGATTACAGTTGCGGGTTCATTGGTAGCTGATCGAAACCTTACAGTGCGACCAAAGAATGCAACAAGTGTTCCGTGGGTTGTACAAGGCGCAGTTGGTCAATCTGCTAATCTCCAGAATTGGATTGACTCCGGATCAAATATTCTTGCAGGTGTTACCAGTGCGGGTATATTTAGATTTGCGAGTGGCACAGTTACAACACCTTCAATGGCATTTTATGCTGAAGCAGCACTTGGATTCTATCGTGTTGGTACAGAGCATATTGGTGTCGCTGTAGGTCAATCTGGTCCTTCTATATCACTTACTTCGTCTGCATTACGCCTACAGTCTGGTGGTTCTATAGTCTGGACTGATACGGTGAATAATTCATCTGCTACAGGAGCAGCCTATTTGAGTCGGGTTTCTGGTGGAGATATTAAGCTGACTAGTGATGGATTATCAGCATATACTAATTTTTATGCTTCATCTATTATCTTGGCAAGTTCATCTGATCCAAATGGCTCTGCCGGATTCGTTGTCATCACCGGCTCTGAAAATATTTATACACCAAGATCGACTGGTTCTGGATCAATTCTTTTTGCCGATGCAACTGCAAGGAATAATGTAGGTTTTGGTAAGATTTACTACGGAGCAACTGCTTACTATGTACCATTGTTCGCAGCAAATTAGCGAAAGGAGATAGATCAATGGGTGTTGCTCAGAAGAAATTAAAGAATGCAGGAAGAATTCTGATGTTCGACTTTTCGGCCCCTCCTATAAGGATGCTAAAGGGTGACAGAGAAAATCTTTCAAAAGAGACGGATGGTAGCGTTAATCCGCGGAAGGCGATTCCTCGCGCTGTAAGATGGGCTATTAACACTACTATTCAGGCTGCATTTTCGCAGGGAATGGATAGGAGAGATGGTAAGTTGTGGGCAGCTTGGACGGAAGTGATGGAAGAAGAGGATGTTCTTGTTGTTGAGGTTACACAGGGTCAAGTTGAGTGGTTGAAGAAGCATATTGAGAATGAGGATTTGAAAACAAATCTTGCTGTTGCACAATGGAGAGAGGCATTGAATGATTATCTCGAAAGTTTACTCTTGGAATCTGCTGTTGAGCAGACTTAGAGATAGAGAAAGTGCCTATTGATTACGGACTTCAAATCTATGGAAAAGGTGTGTATGGAGAATACCTATATGGTGGAGAGAATATAGGTGATGAACTCCAAACTGGAAAATCCGGAAAGAAGCGCGATGAACAGTGGGAAACATGCTCCCGTTGTGGATTTGTTTACCCGTTATCTCAACTTGTTCGTCAGCGTGGCGATGGTGGAGTAGTGACAGTATGCACAGTCATTCCATGCTATGATGAACTTTCTTCGGGTGATTATAGAAGAGAAGTTGATCTCCCCGTCGAACCTCCTTTAGACATTGTGGAAGATTAAATGGCGAGACTTTCATGGAGTGGAATTAAGGCAGAAGCTATTCTGGAGCTTCGTAATAGGGACGATATTTCTTCTCGGGTGGAAAATTGGTTGCGAGAGGCAGCGCAGGAAGTGGCTTATGCATTTAGATTCTATGAATTAGAAGAAACTGTGACTTTTAATCTTGCGAAAGGTGCAGAGGAGATCACTTTTTCAGCGATTGGTGTTGCGAATGTTAAGCATATTCTCTCACTTCGGGATACAACAAACGGAAGAAGGATTAAGCCTGCTTCTTTTCGATTTATTGATCGTGGCACTATTAGCTCTGGTACTCCTGGCTACTACTGTCGTTTTGGCTCTAGTTTGCTGTTCGATGCTAAACCAGCTACGACTCATGTTGGTTATAAATTGCGGTATAGGAAGCAAATTGATGAACCTAATTTTTCCTCTGGTAGTAGCTATCCCAACACGCCTAGTGAGTGGGATGAGATAATCCGTCTCCTTGCTGTAGCGAAAGGTTATTCGGCACTTTTTGAAAAAGATATGGCGGATGAAAAGGAAGCTAGGGCATTGAGATTGATAAGCAGACTACCTACGGATGAGTTCGTGGATGCCGAGGATTCAGATTTTGGTATTACTGTGAGGGTATAAATGGCGCTACCACAGACTCTCAATCCATCAGCACCCGCTGGAAGTGCAGCGAGGAGCTTGGGTGATGATCAGATTCGTGCATTAAAGCAGTTTCTTATTGATGTACTTGGTTTACCTAATAATCTATCTATTACAGGTGCAGTATTTTCAATAGATACTGATGGAACAATTTCAACTATAAGCCTTTCTGGAACTCCGATTGATGCTAAGTACATTGATTCTGATGATATAACAAATTCTCTCTCAACATTCTGGTTCAAGGGTTCTAATCCATACATTCGCCTTATCGGTTCCGAAACAAATGCGAAAGATTGGCGGTGGGTTGAAGATGCGGGAAACATTGTCTTTGATGAAAATACAGGTACAGAAGCTACTCCTGTTTGGACTCGTCGCTTTGTTCTTGCTTCTGGTGGAAGTGCGATTGAAGTTTATTCGAGTGGGACGCCGCAGAAGCTAGTTTTTGCGCCAACTTCGGCGAGGGTTGTGACGTTTCAAGATGCAACGGATACCATTGTTGGACGTGATACTACGGATACGTTGACGAATAAGACTTTAACGAATCCTACTATTAATGCCGCAACATTGACTGGAACTGTTATCGTTCCACCTGCTTCCGGTGTGTCGCAGCCGGTGACACATGCACTTTATACGGACAGTTTAGCAAAAGCATGGGGACGTATTAGCTATTCTGGTGGTACACCAACTCTGGAACGGGGTTATAATGTTTCTGGTATTGTAGATGATGGTGTTGGTTCTGTTACAGTTGTGTATTTAAATGGCTTCTCTTCGGCGACAAGGGTTGCTCCACTTGTAACTACTCGTGGAGTAAACTCAAACGCGACTTCGGGGTTGCACGATTTAACTTCTATTCAAGCTAGCTCTGTGCGGATCAGTATTAGAACTCTATCTACACAAGCCGCCGTTGATCCTTATGATATAACCTTCGCTACTTTTGGGGATCAATAATGAAGGTTATGATAGTTGTAAATGAAGATGAAAGCATTTCTATTGCGTATCCGCAATATAGTCAGAAAGATGTAAATGAGTCGGAGGATGAATTTCTGTTTCGTTCTTTTCATAAAATGCGCGAGAATAACATAGTATTTCATGATAGACCATACTATTTCATAGACCACACCGAACTTCCGGGTCGTGAAAAGAGATATGCTTGGCAATGGGATGAAAAAGGAAAGAGGGTTTATGTAAATGAATCTATTAAGTATGTTCCTACGGAAATGGAAGAGTTAATCGCTGGTATGAAGGAACTTTTAAGGAAATCCGCAAATGCCTGAGCGTTTCCTCAACGGCTCTCGCGTACTAATCCCTCGCACTCCAAAGGTGACGACGAATGTACGTTCAATCAGAATCCGACCTGTTGATGGGGGATTGAAGGTTGATACTACTGGAGAGCTTATTGAGCCCAAGTATTCGCCTGCCATGCGAGATGTTTCTTATTTTCGCAATGAACTTCGTAAGGCATTTGGCGGAACACAGCTTGGTGCTGATTTTGATGAAGCTATACAGTGGGTAGGAACTTGGAGACGTTTAGATGGACTTTATCAAACTGTTGTAATTACAACTAAGAATCTTCTATCTTATAATCCGACAACAGGACTTTGGACAGAAATAAGCCCTTCTGATACTCTTACTGGAACGGTTAGGAACCCGGTTAGTGTTCAATTCTTTAATGATGTAATGTATTTTTCTAGTCTGGACTATGAACTACGCTCGTGGAGTGGAAATACAAGCGACTCTCATGCTGCCGTCTCCGGCGGTCGCTCTGCGAAGGCATTAGAGACAATTAATAATCGGCTTGTACTGGCGCATATAATTGAATCGGGTGAAGATTGGTCGCAAACTATTAAGTGGACTACTAATGGTGGAATTTCGTTTACCGGAACTGGATCGGGTACTCGTGACCTTGCAGATCGTGAAGATGCGATACAAAATGTAAAGAAGTTAGGTCCGTTTCGTGGAATGATTTATAAGACAGAAAGTATTGTAGATATGCGTTCCACAGGAGATATAGCAAATCCATTTGATACTACTGAAATGGCCTCCCTTGGACTCCTACTCGCAAATTCTCTTGTAGGCTGGATTGGGGGACACTTCTTTGTTGGGACGGATGAGAATATTTACTTTTTCAACGGAACAGGGTTCGAAGATGTCGGTAGCGATATTCGAGATGAGTTCTTTACCTCGCTTAACTACTCTTCGCTCGACCGAGCAGTTGGGCATTTTGCTGAGGATACGAGAGAATATATCATTGCTATTCCCACTGGCACGGCGGCAAATACGGCACCGAGTTTGTACTATGCCTACGAGCCAAGGAAGAAGCGATGGCGGTCCGGAGTTTACACAAACTTGAGTTGTTTTGGTCGGTATAAGACAAGTGCCGGAATTTCATGGGATGAAGATGTTGGAACGTGGGATCAGGCAACAGATACATGGAATGATGAATCCGGCACGGAGTCGAGAAGGCAGACTCTCGTTGGAACAGATACGAAGAGAGTATTTATTCTTGATAGCACAAAGTTCGCATTCGACGGGACAGCTTTGAATTTTTCTTATGAAACAGGTGATATGGTTGGGGAAGAGGATGGAGATGAGATTACACTTGTGGAAGTCGTTATTGGTTATATCGTTGACGGTACTGCAACTCTTACTGTTGATGTAAGTCGAGATCGAGGGGCAATATTTACTGATTCCAAGAATGTTTCTCTTGGCGGTGCAGGATTATCTGATGGTGACTTTCACTATGTTCGTGTTTCTTTCCTTGTTACTGGTAATAATATTAGGGTACGCATCCGTAATTCTTCATTAAGTGAAACAATTAGGATCATTAGCATTACTCCGCGAATTTCTCTTTCAAAAAGTTCGAGAACTGAGGCAAAGGTTTGAAAATCTCTCTTCCCACTGGTGTACCATATTATGATGGGAAGGATAGTGTTGTTGCATATAGTGAGAGATTGCGGGATTATCTTAAACAAATCATTGATGAGTTTCGCCGGTTCTCGGATAAGGGAATAGACCTACGGCAGAATTGTCGAGTTGCATATGTTACAGTTACAAGCAGTGCCGCAGATGCAGAAATAGCCGTGGCGCATAATTTAGGCGTCACACCTTTCATGTACCTCTGGAATATTGACCAAGAGGGAACTGTTTATGACAGTCGAAGATCGGATTGGACGAGCAGCACAATTTTCGTCAAGTGTTCTGTCGCCGGAGCGAGTATCAGAATCACTGTTTATAGCTGATGGAAGAGAGGTATATCCACTCTCGGTGACAAGAGAGAAGTTTTTGCAGATTGTCAAATTCATTCGAGGATTTCCACTCTCAACGAGTTGGAATATGTCGGATGAGGAAATATATCAATTTGTCATGGCACCTGATAACGTGTTTCTAGAAACGAGTAACGGACTCTTCTCTTTTGAGGGTGTACATCCGAGATTGGATGCCCATGTTGGATTTATCTTTTGGGATAGGAAGGTTGCTGGAAATGATAAGCTCCTTCGAGATATATTTCGGCAGGTTGTGAGCATGTTTCAACTTCGTCGTCTTTCTTGTTACGTGGTGAGGAAGAATCGAACCATGTCTGGGTTACTTGAGAAAGCTGGATTCTCTTGGGAAGGTCAGCTTAGACAAGCGTTTATTCTTCCTAATGGAGTTTATGATGACTTGCTCATCTATGGTATACTTGCAGAGGAGCTAATTGATAAGCCAGTAGAGCCAGAGACGACAGAGATGATTGTAGAAGAGAAGGAAAAATCATGATTACAAAGAGTGGATTTAAATATCCCAAACCTAACTTTTCTACAATTCAACCTCTCAATTTGAATACGCTTCAGCAAGCTGATGCTCTCTCTCCTCAGTATGCTCAGAATCTACAGAGATTTCTGACTCAGCCAAGGCAGGCATTCGGAGGGCAGCTTGCAATACAACCAAGCCAGTATACATTAGGTGGTGCAGCCGGACTTGAGCGTTCGCTCTCTGGATTAGATGATCTTCGTACAACAGGTGCTCCTGTTGATACAGGGAACATTTTTGATGCAATGCAAACGAAGCTCTCTAGAGATATTAGAGAATATGGAATTCCATCCATAACAGAGAGTTTTGGAGTTCGTGGTGGCCGTTATGGATCGGATATTGCGAATGCAATTGCTAAGACCATCGGAGATCAATTTGGGAATGTTGGAGTAGAGAGAGCGAAAGCTGGAGTAGGAGCACAAGAGGCGGCACAGGGTCGTAGGTTGCAGGCTTCGCAGTTGTATGGGCAAGGATCATCTGCGCTCGCTAATATCGGTAGTATTCTACAAGCCTTGCAAGAGTCCAATATCGGCAGGGCTTATCAGGAGTTTTTGCGTATGAATCAGCCTCAAGGTGCAGAGGCATTTGGGGCTACGCAGAGCTTTTTAGGAACCGCACCAAAGTTTCCTCAAATTGTTGGTGGGCCACAACCGGCCTATGAACCTGGAATATCGTGGCTTGATGTTGCTAATACAGTTGCTAAGATTGCCGGTTCTGCTGCTGCTGCCTATGGAGCATGTTGGATTGCCGAAGCATTGTATGGCGTTGGTAGTCCGGAGTTTTACCTCGCTCGTAAATGGATATTCTACCTTTGGGAAGGACCTATAGCAAAAGCTGTGCGAGACCTTTATGTTAAAAATGGGCGAGAGGTTGCTGTACTTGTGGAACAGTATCCAGAAATTCGAGAATTGATAAAGCCATATTTCGACAAGGCAGTTGAACTTGCGCGCAAGCATGGAGAAAAAAGTGGCGGAGAGATTGAATCCGTATCCAACTATTCAGAGTGATTTATCTCGTCAGCTTGGTGGCGCTGAAAATCTCGCTGCCAGTGTTGCTAATGTCTTTAAAATTCTGGATGAAAATAAACGGCGCAAGTTAACCACGATATTGGAGGGTATCAAAGCCGGTGTAGTTTCGCCAGATGAAGCTCTTGTACAAGGCACTCCTGGCGGAGAACTTTTTGAACGCTATTTCGGATCAAAGCCACCTAAGCCTGTTCGGATTGAAACAACTTCGAGGCCGACTTATAATCTTGCTCAGCCTGTAAATCCTCTTGAAGACCCAGAGGCAGCCGCTTATATTCCACGAGTTGAAGGTCCGCCACAAATTACAACGACATGGACGGGTGGATTTACCCCACAGAATGTTGAACAACTTAAGAGCTTCTTAATTCGTGAACGAGGTGCTGGAAGAGAAGTCTCGCCGGAGCTAGAGCAGTATGCTGGATTTACTCCAAAGAATATCTATCAGCTTGCTGCTGTAAATCCGGAAGCTGCGAAGTCACTTGAAAGAATGAAGCAAAATCCAAAGTTGCTTGCAGTTTACCAGCGCGCTCTCGCAGAGGCACAGAGAAATTATCCAGAAGCGCCACCTTCGTCGCATATAGGCTATGCTTTGAAAGTTCTAGAAGCCTTTGATGTCGGTGCGCCAATTGCGGGCGCAGATTTGAAGGGTAGAAGCAAAGGGCAAATGATCGAGCAGACTAAATTGAAAATTGCAGATATTAATAAGTTAACTGCTAATGAGAAATTGGCCTTTCTGCGAGAGTCTAGGACCCGTGAGTTGGATTTGAAAGAAGTTCAACAAGCAGATAAAATAAAAACTGATATACTAACTCGTCTTTCTCCTAAAGTCGGCCTTGACACGGCTCGTGACATCGTGGCTCACATACAAAATGGTGGTAGCTTTGGAGATTTTCCCATTTCCGGCGTTGCTAGGCAGCGCATCATGGATGCCTTTAATCAAAAGAAGCAACTCGTAGATGCAAAAGTTTTAGC